TATGATATTACTTGGTACATCATCAGGTTTAGGTATGATATTACTTGGTACATCATCAGGTTTAGGTATGATATTACTTGGTACATCATCAGGTTTAGGTATGATATTACTTGCTATATTTATTGTACTTGGGGGATATTTAGTTAATTTAGTAGGAAATACTTCAACATTATTATTATTGTGTTTTATTTTATATTTACCATTTGTATGATTTATACCAATAATAGTAACTCTATTGCCATTGAATGTAGGACTATTTTTAATATTAGTTAAATATGCAACATCACCTATATTAAAAATAAATATTGGACTTTGTTTTACATCTACTTGTGGCTCACCTTGTTTTAAAACCTGTAGTTGATGAGTTAATTGTTTAATCTTATCATCAATTGATACGAGATGATATGGATTTATAGGAAATTTAAGAGAATCAACATAATAACGAACATTGTTATTGACAATTTGATAATTACTAATTGTAAATCTTTTATCACGTGGTAATTTATATTCATTTGACTTGAATGAAACTATATCGCCAATTTTAAATTGTTTATCAATTGGTAATTTTGTATAATTTGGTAATTGTAAAAATAATTTTAATCTTACTTCTTCTTCTTTTGCTTTAATTTCTTCTTCTCTTAATCGAAGTTCTTCTTCTTTTAATCTAATTATTTCAATTAACCTATGTTTCTCTGAAGATTCTTCTTTTTTTTTTTGTTCCATCTTTTGATAAGACAATTCTTTTTCTGTAAATTTACCAATTGAATCAATACCTTCTTTGGTTATAAAATATTTCTCCCAAGCATTTTTAAAAGTTGTAGAAGCATCTATCAAATATGGTTCAATTTTATTAGGATTATCAAATATTTTATCTGGTAATAAACCACCAAAAAAATTTATATTTGTCCAGTTTTCTAAACGAAAACTTATACTTTCGAATATATCTTTACCGGTAGCCTCAATTATTGGTCTATTCAATTCTATATCTGGTTCCGGATGAAGATTTTCATGAAGAATTAGAAATAAAATGAGAATAATTTTATCAAAAACAGCTTGTTCATATTGTTTTTGGTTTAGTATTAAATGTCTAATAAAAATGTCTGATAAACGAGTTTGAATTCTCACAAATAATGCATTATTAGCATGGACAGTGTCATGATGCATAAATTCAAACGGGGTATAATAATTACCGTCTGCCCATTCCATATTAGTAGTTATTCCTACTAAAAATATATTATTAGCTAAAGAATTTAGTATTTCTAATAAAGATAATTCGCCTAATACAACAAATATCATTTGATTTTTTAAATTAGAACAATTTATTGTTTCCCATTTATCAGTGAATGTATTGGTTAATGCAATATTTCTTAGGTTATGTGAAGATATTATAAATTTATATATATCATCATATGAATCCCATTCAATATCAGTCAATTTTTTATATACCAATGGTAAATTGAACACAGGTATATAATTAGACATATCTGTTCTTTTACCTGGGTATAATTTTCTCAATATTTCAGTAAAAAATATAATACATTGAAGAGATATAATATTAACCATCGAAATATTAGGTTTACTGATATCAACATCCATTATACGTTGTAATTTAGGGTGCATTTCATCATATAATTGTTCTGTTTGTGATTTATGATAAGATTCAAGTTTTTTAATAGCTATATTAAATAAATCTAATATATTTTTTTTTAGTAATTTAAAACATTCTTCATCCGTTACTACATTTGACATCAAATTATAAGTTCTTGTTAAATATTCATTCTTTGCTTCACCATGTAATTCTATGTCATTACCACCATATAATAAATCTTTTAATTCATTATATTTAGTTTTATATTTAATATATTTTTGATTATACATTAATATACTATATATAATTATAATATAAATATATAATATATTTAGTATATAATGAAAGGAACATTATTACAAATTATTGCATATGGTGCAGAAGATTTATATTTAAAACAAGATCCGGAAATAACATTTTTTAAAAAAGTATACAAACAACATACTGTTTTTTCACTAGAATCAGTTGACATGACTTTTATTGATACACCAATGTTTAATAATATGAGTGTGATAACTGTCAAAAAAAATGCTGATCTAGTATCAGCTATGTTTCTAGAAGTAACTTTACCACATGATATATATTTAACAGATTCTTATTGGACTAACAGAGTTGGTTTTAATTTAATGAAAAAAGTAGAATTATATATTGGTAAAAATTTAATTGATAGAATTTATGGATTATGGTGTCATATTTGGATTGAATTAACTCATAAATTTGATAAAAAAAATATAATAGATAGATTAGTTGGTAGTATGGGAACGAATGGAAATACAAATGGATTAAATTGTTCCCAACCTCATACTTTAACCATACCATTATTATTTTCATTTTGTCGTCATAGAGAATTATCAATACCACTTGTTGCAATTCGAGATAATAATGATATTACATTAAAAATATATTTTGAAAAAAAAGAAAAATGTATACAAACCGGAGCATTACCAAGTGGTAATATATCTAATGTTAAATTATGGGTTGATTATATTTACTTGGAAAAATTAGAAAAATTAAATATTATTCAAAGACCTATTGAATATTTAATTGAAGTTACACAGCATTTAGAAAGAAATTTAATTTCACGGGGCATTAAATCAATTGGATTACCATTTACATTACCATGTAAAGAATTAACATGGGTTGTTAGAAATATAAAACCTATTGGTGATAAATTTACAGATTTTACTTTTAATAATACTAGTATGGTAAATAATGTTCAATTTAAATTTAATTCAAAAAATGTTTTTTCTTCTGGACCAAGGAAAAATGACTATTTTAACTATATAGTTCCATATCAACATCATAGTGGATCACCTGATTTGGGAATAAATGCATATTCATTTTCATTATATCCTGAAGATTTGAGTCCGTCTGGTATAATAAAATTTTCACATGTAAAAACTCCGTTTATTAATATAGGAACAAATGGTAATGGAATATTTCATATTTTTGCTCATAGTTATAATATAATGCGAATTGAAAATGGCAAAGTTTCCATTATTTATAAATATTAAAATACATTTAAATAAGTTTTAATATAGTCTAGTATATTATAATGAGTGGAGCATTATTGCAACTAGCGTCAATGGGACCTCAAGATGTATATTTAACGAGTAATCCCACTATATCTTTATTTAAAAAAGTATATTTAAAATATACAAATTTTTCAACAGAAACAGTACAATTATCTTTTGATGGAGGACATGTACAATTTGGATCAGAATCAACAATTACATTTGAGCAAACAGGTGATTTAATATCAAAAACAGTACTAGTCCTAACTTTGGCTGAGAAAGAATCGGCTGTAAAATGGGGATATGTAGACCGTCTTGGGCATGCAATGATTGAATCAGTTACAGTAAGAATTGGTCAAAGTGATATAGATACATTTACTTATGATTGGATTGATGTCTATCAAAAATTATATAAAAATAAGAGTCATGAAGATAGATACAATATTATGATTGGTAATACACCTGAATTAAAAAAAATGTCAACCTCTCATGATAGTTATAATATATACATACCATTAGAATTCTGGTTTACTAAAATTTCAAGTAGTTCATTTCCAATATGTTCATTAATTAATCAAAAATTTCAAATATCAATTAAATTAAGGAACGCAGAAGATCTTGTTAATTACATGGGTTTAAGTCCTCCAGAAGCAAGTGATTTACCCAGTGTTTTATCGGGTTATATCTTGGTTGATTATATTTATTTAGAAAATGATGAACGAAATTTGTTTAAAAATAATAATCATGAATACTTAATAGAACAAGTACAAGAAATGACTGATACTGTAAATTCAAATAATAATAAAATTAGTTTAATTTTTGATAAACCATGTAAATATTTAATTTGGTTTGTTAATTTAAATAAATATTTTGAAAGAACACCATATTTAGTGTGGGCAACTGATGATAATTGGGTTAATGCGCTTGAATTATTTGGTAAAATGGTATGGTTATTAACAAGAAATGGATTAGATTTAAGCGACACTTCTAATCCAATAATATTATTTAATGAAACATTTGTCAATATAGGTCAAGCCCCTACTATGATAACAAATGGAAATACAATATTAGAAAAATTAAGTAAAAAAGTAAATGGTATTATATTATTTGCTGAAAATGAAAATGGATCAATTATCGCAAATGCTACACCCGATAATGTTGTATTAACTAGTAATACTCTAACAGTTGAAGATATGTCGTGTACAATTACTGAATTATTAAATGATGAAAATACAACCGAAAATCAAAGACTCTTTCTAATGATAAATACAATTAATATAATTGATGTATTTAATACGGGAAATTTCATAGATAGAACTGATAACCCCATTGTTAAATCATCATTTCAACTTAATGGTAAAAATAGATTTCAAGAACGTGATGCATATTATTATAATTATTTACAACCATTTTATTATTTTACAAATAGTCCTCCCGATGGTATAAATGCATATAGTTTTAGTCTAGATCCTGAATCAATACAACCAAGTGGAACTATTAATTTAGGTCATGTTAATTCAAAAGATTTAATTATAAAATTAGGTAAAAAAAATAATTTAGATATAAATTATTTTAATACTTACTTTAAAAGTGGAAGAATTAGAATATTTACCATGAGTTATACATTATTAAAAATTTCACAAGGTCAAGCATCTTTGGCATATTAACTTTATTATAATAAACTATCTATCATATTTACACATTTAACAGTGAAATCAATCGTTTTATTTAAACCAGATCCTGTTATAAAATGACTATGAAATATTGTATCACCAGCACCTATTAATAATATTGTATTATGTTTAACTTTAAATGTATCAGCTATTTTAATCGAGTGTCTAATATAAATACTAAATACATCTACTGTCATTAAACAATTAGTATACATTATTTTTTTATTTGTAAATATACTGAATAAAAAATTCCGACTCATTTCATCACTGATACCTTTGATTATATCAATGGTTTCATTAAATGTATAATATTTATTTTTAAAAGTATTTAAATATAATAAATCATATTTATTAATAATATCAATATCATATTTATGTTTAAAAGTTAACATGTTATGTTCTACTGAACTTTTTATATCATTTCGACCATTCTCATTTGTATGTACTAATATTGATCCATAATAATAATTTTTTTTAAATTTATTATTTGTATTGTAGTCTTTTAATTCGACTAAATTATTATTTGGCATAATTGACAATGTTTTATTTAATTTAGTATTAGTATGAGTGAATTTATTTAACCATTTAGTATTTATATTTTTAATAACATTGTGTTTTAATTTACCACCCGAACAATCGAATACTATTTTAAATTTACCTTTATCTATAATATCAACATATTCATCCCAACTATAATTATTATAAATAAATGATATATTTGATTGTGTAATTGCCTGTGCATATAATATATATTCTAACATAAAAATGTTAACATGTAGATAAGATTTATTAGATTTATTCCAACAATATATTTTAGGAATAATTAAATTTAAATATGCCGATGATGTAACAAAAGGTCTTTGTCTAGTATATGGTTTTTTAAAACCACCTTTCTCTATTCTATTTTCATATATAACGATATTAACTTTTTTCTTTTGATTCATCGATGTATTGTTATAATATAAATTTAAATAACATGCTATATATAATCCAATAGGACCACTTCCTATTATCATTATATTTGTAACATCCTCCTTTTTTATAATTTTATATAATTTTGTTTCATTTTTAACATTAGATTCAAGTAAATGTTGAGACATAAATGAAACTATATTTAATATTTTATTCCAATTCATCACATTTGTAATTTCATTTTTTAATTCAATTATTTGATTTTGTTTTAATACATTGTATTTTATTTTAACAACACTTCCTTCTATTATAATATCTGGTGTAAATTTAACAGTTAAAGTAGTATATTTTTTCATGTTTATATTATACTCTTTTGATAATTTATTCACTTTCTCTATATCAGTAAAAAACGGATGTTTATTAGTTCCAAATAACTTTTCAAATGCTTTATTAATATTATTTTTTATTTGTTCCATAATTATATTATATGATATTTTTTTATAAAATAATTGTATAACCTGCTGCTTTGGGATGCCCATTGCCTCCATAATGCCGTGCAATCATGTCAACATCTACATTGTCTTTCAAACTTCGTAAAGAATAAATATGTTTATCTGGTGTTTGTGTATGTAATATTCTCAATATATCTATATCATAATTTTCAATTGCATATTCAATTAAATATTTATACATTATACTGTTATTACATATAATGTCAATTATTTTAAAAGCCATGTTATTTATTTTAAATATAGAATGTTCTTTATTAGTAAAATATGATGGTGATTTAGATTTATATATATGTATAAAATTATTTCCATTTTCAATCAACTCGTTATGAATAGGATCTGTGTTTTCTAATAGTTTTATAATTTTTGCTGTTCTATTAATATAATCATTTGATAAATATATATTATATCCAATGCAATATGGCTCGGTATTAATATCACTAAAATTCCAAATATCTTTATTTCCAATATGATGAACTACTAATGGATATGGAATATTATTATAACAATATTCCCATGTTAACATGCATCCCGATTTATTTACATCGCAAAACATAGTAATATTATATTCAAAATTTTGTTTGTTTATTTCTTTATTCATACTATTTACTGGATCAAAATGATGATCGATTATAATATATTTCATTTTAATTGGTAAAACATTAATTGAAGGACATATATCTAGAAATACAATTGTTGAATTATATGGTATTTTATTTAATGTTGTTATACAACTTTCTATTTTACTATAATCCCATTTGTAAAATTTGGAATTCGGATATTTTAGTTCCCATATTAATTTAGATAATTCACCGTCATTACATGGAAAATGATAAAATACATAATACTTGTACATTTAATATTACTATATTATAAATATAGTAATATTAAATCAATTTTTAATATTTATATATGTTTTTTAAATAATTGTACAATTTAAATATTGGAGTTGTATCTTGTTTATATAATATTACATCTTTTACAACACATTGTGATGATATGAAAAGATCGACATCAGTTGATTTTTTAATAGTATTATCATCTGAATTACTATCTGTTTTCGATATATTGTATATACCATTTATTTTTTCCCAATCACTTTCAGTAATATCATCCGAGTTATCATCCGAGTCATCCGATTCATCAGATGGATCATCTTTTGGTTCATCTTCTGGTTCATCTTTTGGTTCATCTTCTGGTTCATCTTCTGGTTCATCTTCTGATTCATCTTCTGATTCATCTTCTGATTCATCTTCTGATTCATCTTCTGATTCATCTTCTGATTCATCTTCTGATTCATCTTCTGATTCATCTTCTGATTGATTTATAGAATTATTTATAGAATCATCTGGTTCATCTGATTCTATTAATTTAGGATAGTTTGGTTTTAATTCAATAATAATATTATTTGGTTTATAAATTGATGATAAATTACCAAATACCATATCATTAACTGTATCAGATTCTATGTCAGAATCTGATTCAATCATATCATCATTTTTGTCATATAAAATATCAAAAAAAGTAGTACAGTATTTAGTAATTATTTGTTTTATATTATCTATTTTTTTAGTAAAACTCATTATTAGTATTATTTAGATAATATAATAAAAAAAAATAATTTAATCAATTTTTTTATATTATGAATTGAGGCAAAAATCATAACATATTATAATTTATTATGAAACACCAATATGATGTGAATTATTTGCTCATACAAAAATATATGATTTCACTTGTGTTATGAGATGTAAAGATATAATATTCTTTATATTTAAATGAATTTTGATGAATTATTAAAAATTGCCTCCACGCTGAATTCAGTAAAAGGCGAAGAGTGTATGATATGCCATTTTCCAATTGATGAAAATGGTAATATGGTAAAATTAAGTTGTAATCATTTATATCATCATAACTGTATTAACTATCTTGTAAAAAACAATATAATAATATGTCCATATTGTCAAATAAAAACAAATATGAATAAAATTACTAAATCTAAACCCAAGTTATTAAAAACAAGTTGTACAACCATACTTAAAACTGGTAAAAATAAAGGAAATATATGTAATAGGAAAAATTGTATGATTCATAATAAAAATCTGGAGGTGTAATATATTTAATTTAATCAACAAAACCACTTGTATTTTTAACAACTTTCTTTTTTTTAATCTTATCTTTTACTAAAAACTTAGTTCCAATGGGAACATCATTTATATTTAATTCTGTTTTCAATTTATAGAATTTTTTTCTTTTATCTGCTATTTCCTGAATCATTGGTAATTCTTCTAAATGATTTCGATAATATTTAACTTTTTCCCATGTTTCTTCTAAAACTGGGAAAATAGAATTAAACCAATTTGTATCTCTTGGTATAGTAACTGTATGGGCATTTAATATTTTCCAATAAATTACTTTGTCAAAATAATAATCATTTGCTTGTTCTGGATAATTTATTTTCCAATCATTTAGATTATTTAAAATCCATTCGTCATATTGTATTTGAGACATTGTTAATCGGGGTGGATAAATATAAAATGATTTATAATGATGTTTATCCTCAGGAAACAAGGGTTTGTATTCTTTTGGTAAAAATTGTAATAAACATCCTCTACTCATTGTATTTGAAGCATTAACACTTGTTCCTTCAACACTTTCTGAAACAGACATTATATGATCACAATCTATCAAATATGCTTCTCGATCTTTATATTCTTTAATATTACATTGAATAAAATCACAGTTGTCTAAATTACAACATTCTAATTGTTGTTGAACTTGACAATAATAATAAAATGGACATATTTCTCCAACAATTTTTCCTTTATTTATGATGGGTCTAACATAAGGACATTTGATTTCAAGCATATATCCTAATTTGTTTTTATTAAATTTATAATCAAGAGTTGATTTTGAACCAATTCCATCAGGTGATGCACCTAGGAATGTATATTTATCACTTGGTAAACAACCAAATTCTGTTATTTTAGAATTATATAAATGTTCATATAATGATGTAGCAATTTGTTCATATTTTTTACCATGAAATACAAAATCATTATCTAAAAATGGAAAATTTGGATCACATTTTTTACAAATAAATCCTTCAACTGAATCATATGGATTCAAATCAATTGCTGATGCCATATCTGATGCTGTTATTCTGTCAAAACGATAATCAAACCAAGCTTGTGATTTTTGTTCTGGTTGTGGAGTTAAATATAATTTCATAAAAAAGTCTGCTAATTCTTTTGATTCAGATGGAACTGTAATAGTATTATCAGATAATTCATCTATATTATATAATTTATCCCATGTTCTAAAATTAATATCTGACATCTGTGTATTAAATTTTATAGTATTTGTACACATTCGTCCTACTATATCGCGTACTACTAAATATTTGGTATCTGGAAACTTTTCAGAAATATAATAATAGATAGTATTTACCATACTATCATATGTATCACCAGTATACTCGTCATTAAAATCTCTTTTTATAATTATTTTAATATAACTTATAACTTTACCTAATTCACCTAAATATTGTGATTTTGTTGACATTTATAATATATAATAAAATAATGTTTAAACATTATAAAATATTTAATTAATCAATTTTTATTAAAGAGATTAAATGATATTTTG